GAGGTTTTTTTATTATCGTTTTCCATATGCTTATGCCTCCTTCGTGAGTTTTAATTGTTTCGCATATTCTTCAAGTGGCACACCTAATTTTTTAGCGATTGCAACTTGAGACGGCGTGAGTCTCACAGTTTTGCGACCTGATTTTGTGCTTCGCGTCGCTGACGCTACTGTCTGCACAGGTTTGGTCGATTCCGTTGACTCTGGTTTATCAAATTTATGAGGGAATTCAAGTCTTATTCTTTTATCCACCTCAGTATAGTATTCATCTGATTTAGGATCATATCCTTCTTCATCAACCAATGTTTTATGTAAATCAAAAGCAGTATAAGTCATTGCCTTATCTTTACCAAACCATGTGTTTTTTGCTGCCCAAGACTCTGCTTTAGGGTCAACTTGAACTTCTGGCATTGATTTTGAAATAGGTGTTTCTACGGTTTCCTCAGCTTTTTTAGGTTGCATTTCTGCAGCTTTTGTAAGCTCCTGGATTCTCGCTTCTTCATATCCTAACTGTGCGATTTGCTTCGAGATTTCTACTTCAGCATTGGTGTCACCTGCTTCTCTAGCTTGTGCTAGTTTTGACTTTTGTGCATCAAGTAATGAAGTAATTTTATCTTGCCTATCTTTTACAGATGTTGTTTCCAAAGATGAATATTTCTGATTTAAATCCTCTGCTTTTTCTTTTTGGATTTTTGCAAATGTTAAAGCTTCGTCTCTTTGTCTTTCAGCTTCACGCATTTTTTTAGTCAGCTTTGCTATTCTTCTTTGAACGTCTCTACTATAATCTTCTAATTCTTCTTTCTTTTCTTCTTTCTTCGTAGCCTCTTGCTGCTCGCTGCTGGCTTCTTGAGTCTCAGCAACTACAGGCTCCTCAGTCTCTTCAACTGGAGCAATATCAGTTGTTTTGTTTTCTTTTAATTCGACCTCAGTATCTGGGCCGGAAGTATCAATGTCAACTGTCTTGTTTTCTTCTACTTGCATAGTTTCCTCCTATGTTAATATTGATGAAGTATATCTTCTGGGTTTTCAATAGATGCGAGAACTTCATCATCGTTTAATATTCTTACCTCGCCTCCATCGATTTGTATCCTAGAACCTGCATAACGTGCAAAAATAACCCAGTCGCCTTTTTTACACCATGGTCCTTCAGGAAACTTTTCTTTGTCATAACAATGTGGTCCTAGTGCAAGAACGAGTCCACACGTGGATGCCACTTGTTGTTTTTCTAAAGTCTCTTGTCCAAAATATAAACCTCCTTTAGATTTTTCTGGCATTTTAAATGGCAGAACAATCATTCTCCAACCCGTAGGTTTAGGAAGTTTAGTTTCTTCTTTTGTTTTTAAACGCTCATACGCGTCTACTTCCGCTTTATCTTGCTTCTTAAATTTTTCTTCAAGTGCAAGTCTAGTCTTCGGAACTTCTTCCGAATTCGATGACGTTATCAGCTTTTCGCTCATCTTGTTTCTCCTTTTTATCGTTTTGATTAAGTATATCTGTTAATGCTTGATCCATAGATTGATAAGCATGCGCTTGACCTAACAGATATTTGTACTGTTCATAATCTTTTGCATTTCCTGCAATCATTGAGTCACCTACCGCTTGGTAGTTGTCTCTCAATTCTTTTCTAAGTTTTTTTACTAAATCTTCAAATGTTAGCATTTCCACCTTTTTCTAGCCTGGCGTAGTCTAGAATTAGGATCTTTTGCTGCTTTGGGGAATTTTTTCATTTGTCCGGCCGATCTAGCGCAATATGATTTACGTCTAGCTGCAGCTTTTGATCCAGGTTTGACCTTGCCTGTGACCGCTGTTTGTAGTTTTGAACCGGGATTTTTTCTTCTATAGGCAGCGACACCGGCTCGTGTCATGCCTGCTCCGGCCTTTGTAGGCCTGAAGTTCTTCTTGTTTCTTGCTGGCATCTTATCTCTTCTTGCCATTATTTTCCTCCAGCTCCCATTGGCTTTTCAATTAAACCACCTTTTTTCTTACCTCTTTTATTTAATTCATCTTTTATAACTGCCATAATTGGATCAGGCAGTGAATCATTACTTAAACTTCTTAATTGAGAAGAAGACATTTTACCTACTAGATTTTCAAAATCAGAAAGTTTTACAATTCCAACACCTGCTATATCGTAAGTTTTTCCCATTAAATTAGTCCTTTATAATATTTTCTGTAAGATGGATTTGATAATTCTACACCACCATAACTTCCTTTGATTGATCTACCAAAGTATGGAGTTGTTGTTCCTCCTGGTCCACCTTTTGCTTTTTTTGTTCTTTTCACAATTGTTTTTACATTTGTTGGTTTACCACCAACTCCTTGAGCTACTGCTCTCTTTCTTTTTACAGCGGAACGTCTTTGTCCTTCTGACATGCTTCTTGCTTTTGCAAGTGGGACACATTTTGGATACTTACGTTTTGCGTCTGCTTTTTGTTTTGATCTTCCACATTTAGAAAAAGATCCATCTTTTTTCTTTGAGCCAATATCAACCCATTTTTGTTTGAACCATTTATCAAGACCGTTTTTAGCCATGGCTCTAAAAAACCTTTGTTACTTTTCTTCTATTCGACATTACTTTTCCGCAACCGGTTGCAATGCCTCCCTTTTTTAATCCCTGTCTTCTTAATCTCTCAGTGGCTTCCATTAATCCACCGCCTGCTGCTTTTTTACGTCCTTTAAAATCTTTTCTCTTTACACCAGATGGATCTTTAATTTTACCTGCACAAATTTTGCTGGCGTAGGCGTTCGCATATGCTGAGGGGTACACAGAAAATTTTCTCTTGGCTGCGGCTTTACCTCTAGGACAAAGTTTAGTCATTATTGTTTACTCGCTTTATCTTTGCAATCACAATCGTGATCACAAACACATGGTGTAATACCAAATAGCTTGCAAACAATTTCGCAAATTTTATTTTTAATTTTTTTCAACACTACTTGTTACCTTTTTTTGCTAAAAATTTTCTAAGACCTTCGTTTAATTTACCAGTTCCTCTTTTCATTCCTGCTTTTTCTTTTTTGTTAGCCTTCATCATTGGATTTTTTTTCATGCTTTTAGCTGCAGATTTCATAGACTCTGTTCTATTTTTATCTTTGTCTAAATCTAAAAAATCCGGTTTTGATCCTGATTTCAGCATTTTTCTTTTCATCATGCCTCCACCCATTTTTTTCATACGTCCACCATTCATAGCGCCACGTCTATTTGTTACTTGTTGATTGTATCTTGGATTTGCCATTATTTTTTTCCTCCTCTAAATATTTGTGTTCCCTTTATACCATATATGCTCGCCACTACAAGGATCCACAAATTTGTGAACCACGTCGGAAGCTCTGAGAACATTTTAAAAAACAATTTTACTTTATCCATTGCGGTTGGGTCATCAGATATGACTGCCCAGGCCAAAATTGCGATGGGCGCTGAGAGAATTATCAAAACCGCCTCATCTTTCCAGTCCGATTGTCTAGCTTCTAAAAGTTTTCCTTGGTAAGCTTCCTGGCCTTGAGCCATTTTTTGTGCGTGCATAAGCTGTGCATCCGACATTGCCATTTTTGTTCGCTGCTTGTTGGCATAAATTTTACTGCCAGCAGAAACCGCTAATTTTATTGCCGATAACCACATAATTAAAACGCTTTTGATTTTCTTCTTTTTTCTGGAAGCACTGCGCCTTGTCCTTGAACTTCTAACTCAGGTCCACCAGTACCAATTTGATTATAAGCAGCGTTGTAAGTTGTTTTAGAACGTGGATCCATGTGGATTTCTTGTTCACCAACTTTTGCTTCTTTAATCTTATTTAGTTTTTCCATTTTTGCTCCTTTTTTGTTTTACGCCTGCCTCTCGCAAAGCAATAGCGATTGCTTGTTTTCTATTTTTAACTTTTTTATCAGATTTTCCAATAGAAAGCTTCTTTTTTTTAAACTCTCTCATCACTTTTGCAATTTTTCGGTCTTGTTTTTTAGTTTGAGTCATTATCACCTCTAATAACAGCAATATTACCCATCATATCACCTGCTTTTGGCAATGTTTTAGATAAAATAGTCTTTTCAATCGATGTATTAGCTCTTAATTTTGCTAATTCTTCGTTTTGTTTTCGTTTTTCGTCTTGATTTTCTTGGTTCATCATTGCTCTCATCTTATCAAGATCCATTCTTTCATTTCCTTCACGTTCTTTTCTCTCATTTTCCATTGCTCTAAGGTCTAATTCTCTAGATCTTAATTTTGCAATAGGATCATTGTCAAACTGTGAGGTAATTTTCTTCTCTTCACTTAAAAACTCTTCCATAGACTCAGCAATCAATTGTGCTTTTCTTGATTCAATTTTTTGTGACATCATTCTTGCCTGCATTTGTGTTTGTGGATTCTGCTGCATCGCTGCAACTGTTCTTAACTCTTGTGCAAACTCAAGTTCAACTTGTTCTTGGGCCATTAAACTAATATGTTCAAAAATATTTTTTTCTAACGCCGCCATCACCGGTGGATTATTCCTTGCCATGTTTGTTGCCATAAAAGACAAGTGCGCTTGAATATGTGCTCTGTGATCTTGACCTGGAAACGCTTGGAATGGTCTCCCTGCTAGAGCGTTGATATGCTCTAATGCAGGGTCCATTGGTTGTGGGGGTTGTGGTCGAACTAAAATTTGATCAACGTCTTTTACACCGATTGCTTCATACATGTTTCGGTACGCTTGATATAAATTATGTATTTGTGGATTGGACATTGCCAATTGCAATTCCGTCTGCGCAAGGGAGATACGCTGTGTCTGAGAGAATATATTTGGATCTGCAACTGGCAATATATCTACTCTGTCATCAAAGTCAGACTGTTTGATGAGACGTTGTCCTCCGACAACATCATAGGGGTATTCCTGGGGTAGATAAAGTTTGAAAACTCTGGACATTAATTTAAATTCTTTTTTGAGCGCTGCATAAATTCTTTTATGAATTGCAGACATGGTTCTTGACCCTCTTTCTAAAAGCGCAACTGTCGTTCCCACTGCAGCGCCTTGATTCCCGTCTCCTACTTGCATGTCAGCTATAGATGCAAAACGCTGACCTGCTTGTACAACGACACCCAATAAATTTAAAAGAGTTTGAGATGGCTCTTTAAATGGTAGAGTCATAAACGCATCTCTAATATTTCCACCTGGAGCGTCTACATCTCTAAACTCTCCTGGTTGAATAGACTGTGCGTCATCTCGAATTCGGATACCTCTTTGTTTAAAACCTGCTGGTAAGTTTGATAATGTTCCAGCATCTAAGAGTTGTCGTAAAGCAGCTGTAGCTGTTCTAGATAATCCACCGATCATGTGAATTAAACCAAAACCATAAAAGCCAAGGCCGGGTAAAAATTTAAAATGTACAAAGTAAGAAATTTTTTTCTTTAATGGATCACCTGCTTCATAGTTTCTTCGAACGGATAAAACTTTTCTTGATCCTTCATCCATCGTTACAATGTATGGAATCTTAATTCCTGTTGGTTCACCGTTTGTGTCAACGTCTTCAAAACCTTCTAAATCTAAATTAACATGACATTCGAGTAATGTGAAAACATCTTCGTCTCTTCCTGATTTTGAAGTGCCTTCTAGTTCAAGTTCTTTTTTCTCTAAATCTGTTAAATTATTTTGACCTGGTTTAATATCAATGTCTCGATAAAAACCAGCCACTTGTTGTTTTCTTAATTCGTTTTCAGAAATTTTTACTTTGTGAATAATTGCTTCGGCATCATCTAAACTGGTTGCAGTATACGGTACAATAAGTTCTTCTGCTGGAACAAACTTAGATACCGCTCTTTGCATCATGTCATCGTAATAAACTTTTTTAAATGCAGAACCTGCAAGAGGTAAATAGAATAACATCTGATCAAAGTCAGGTTCATACTCCATCATCTGATCCATAATTTGATAATTCATGAAATCTTTTACACGATTAGCTTGTTGTGTTTTTTCTGGAGTTTGTAATCCTACCACTTGCGTTCGAACCGGTCCGTTCGCAGGAAGTAATTCTTTGTACGCCAAAGCTTGGAACTGTGTCGCTGCTTCTGCTAAAACAGGGTGGGTTGCACCTGACGCACCTGAAAATGGTTCAGTACGATTGTTGTACTTGAACCCTAACAAGTCGAGTCCTTCTGTGTAACTTCTTTCCCAGTCTTTTCTAGAATTTTTGTAATCTATATAATTTTCAAATAAACGTGAGCCCAACATTTCAAGTTGTTGTTCTTCAACAAAGTCTGCGAGGTTCGCATTAAAATCTGTTGCTTGTCCTTGTGCGACTGCATTCGGATCAAAGTTAATTTCTACGCCACCATCTTCAAGTTCAGTTACTTCCGTGTCTGCTTGTTCACGCAGTTGCTCTTCCATCTCAACAGCTAAATCTTCTGTCGTCTCTTCAGGTTGTTCGCTTATGTTTGGTAACGTTTTGTCTACGGCCATATTTTCTCTCCAGTTTTACTGTTTTAACAGTATTATAGTTATATTCAACCCCCTGCGGTTGTGGTCCTGATTTAGGAGGTATCGTTGTGGTTAATCGTTTAATCATAATCTGGTTCTGGTTCTGGTGGATCATAATCTCCGTATCGGTTTACGATGTCCTCACCAGGGTTTTGTTCAATGAATTCTTTTCCGTCTTGTTTTTTCTTTCGAGCAATCTCATCTGTTTTACCTGTTGCAAATTTTTCAACAGAGTGCCAATCACTGGCTGCATCATCTAAATCATTAGTTACATATTCTCCTGGCTCTATATCATAATCACCATCAGGGCTCACTAGTCTGCCTTCTGCTCTCGTTTCAATAATGTTAAATTCACCAAATTCAGTAATAGGTGTTCCATCATCTGCAATACCTGTTACTTTATTTGGAGTCATAGTAAAATCTACAGGAAAATCATTAACTCCAGCTCCCGTGTCCACTGAAACTATGATTTCTCCAGTATCTGGTGTTTCTGTTATAGTATATGTTCCATCTGGAGTTTTTAATTCTTTTACTACTTGTCGTTCAATCGTTGCTGCTTTATCTGAAATATCAATTCCTTCTTTTGTAATTTTTTCTACAAGGGGTGCAAACCAATCAGGCGTTCCTGTAGGTGCATCAGTTAAAACTTTTTTTGCTATAGGAGTTTTTAATTGTTTCACACCGCCTCTTAGTCCACCAATAATCGCAGCGATACCTGCGGCTAGTTTTATAAAACTTCTTCTTCCTATTTTACCAAACCCACCTCTTTTAAATCCAAGACGTTCAAGTTCGTTCATACGTCTATTAAATCTTTCTTCTTCATCTTTAAAATAATCTATCACAGACTCACCTGTTTCTTTTAAAAATTTTCTAGGTGTTGAACCTTCTACTTTTTCTGCATAACGCTTTTCTAATTTTTCTTCTGCTTTTTTAAATTTCTGTTCAAGTGGACTTCCTTCTTTTAATTGATCTAATTCTTTGTCTATGATCTGAGCATTTTCGATAAGTCTTTTTTCAAGAGGACTTTTTTCTCCTGGTGAAAATATTTCTCCGTATCCAGTGTCTCCTCCTGGCTTTCCAAAATATTCTACAAAACCGGCATCTGCTATAAATTGTTTTTTTCTGTTCACAAGATCTGCGTATTTTACTACATCAGGATCAAAGCCAGATTCTTCTACAACTTTTTCTTGTCTTGTTTTTCCAGCGCCTGCTAAACCAAAAAGAGTGTTGCCTAATATTTCATCAAAGTCTTCACCTCTTGCGTAAGCAGGTATGGCAAAGGCTGCTTCAAAACCAACCTCAGCAATTAAACCACCAAGCACACCTCCTATAAATTTAGCAGCTGGTGTTCCAATCTTTTTCATTTTTGTTATTTCATCTTTAAACAATCCCTCTGCATCAAAAGGATTCATAGATAATTTATTGTTTAATCGATTTAATATTTCTCTAGTCTCTGGGTCTACGTCTAACTCTTTAAATAAGTTTTTAGATTTTAATATTTGTTCTGTTCTACTTTTTATTTTTGGATCTTTTAATAAATCGGGATATAATTCTTCTACTGTTTTTCCTTTTAACTTTGCTATTTCCTGTGCTTTACTTAAAGCCATTACTTTAAAATCCTGTAATTTTTCTGGATCCTTTGCTATTTTTTTCATAGGTAGATCAAACAATCCATCATCTGCTGAATACCTATAACTACCTATATATTCTTGAGTCTTACCTGTTTTCTCATTTAAAATATTTCCAACCACTGCTCCCTTAGACTTGTAAACAAGGTCTATAATTTTTTGGTTATTAAGTTCTATTTTATCAACAATATCTTTTGGCATTTTTTTATTTTTATATTTATTGTAAAATTTTTTATTGGTGCTTTCTAAATCTGAAACTATTTTTTCTACTACTTCCATTGCACCTCTATTACTGGCAGGAATATCCATTCCGATATTACTCGTAGTCTGTGGTAACGTTTTTCTTTGTAGATGTGCTAAATCTACACCCATTCCTTTTTTAAGTTTTTTAAGATCCCTCTCTAAATTAAGGTCACTTGTTTTTGATAATTTCTTAATTGTAGATTGTCTTTGTTTTTTTATTTTTTCTTTTGCTTCTGTTGGATCACCTTGAGCTTCTTTAGAAAAACCCATTTTTTTTGGAACATGTTTTTCAATAAGTCTTTCAATCCTTCTTACTGATGTTGTTTCTGGAGAATCGGGAAACAGTTCTCTTGCCATAGTAGATTGTTTTTTATCTCCATAATTATCTTTAATGTATTTTATGTTTTTAGGGTCATCTAAATAATTATAGCCACCCACATCAGATCTTTTTTGTAGTCCTATTTCAATTCTAGCTTTTTCAATTGCCTCACGACCAACTCCAAGATTTTTTGCCGCTTCTTTTATGGATATATTTTTATTTGTGAGTTCTTTTACTATTTTTTGAAATTTTTTATTATTTTGAAATAAAGGCGTGGAACCTGCCTTACCTATTCTTTTAGGTCTATCTTTTTTTATCTGCTCTATAATTTTTTTATATTTTTCATAATTAATAACATCACTGCCGTTTGCAAAACCAAC